AAGCGTTGCGCAAAGCGGATTTTGACGGTTATGAGTTTGAAATTGTTGAATGAGTTGTTGCTTTCATAACTGTGATGGTTATAATGAACTGAGTTTTCATAGTGCAATGAGTTAAAAATGGCAGGCGGAAGACCAAAAGGCATTCCGAGACACCCCAACAGTGGGCGCAAACCCGGCACAGCGAACAAGTCCACGCGCGACGTGCGCGAGGCGATCGCGGAGTTCGCCCGCGCCAACGTGGACCACATGTCGGAGTGGCTCGAGGCCATCCCCGACCCGGCGCGCCGACTCGACCTTTACCTGCGCGCCATCGAGTACCACATCCCGAAGGTGGCCCGCACCGAGGTCACCGGCGCAGACGGCGGGCCGCTCACTGTGTCGACCGAGGTGAACTTAAAAGGTCTCACCGACGGCGAGCTCGACCAGATGCGACTCCTGCTCAGCAAAGCCGCCAAGTGAGCGTGGCGCTCGCGCTCGACCCCAACTTACTGCTGGCGCGGGTCGAGCTCGAGCAGTCGCGGCGCGCTGCATCGGCGAATCTTTATGAGTTCGTGAAGCAGTCGTGGTCGGTGGTGGAGCCGGGCGTGCCGTTTGTGCTGAGCTGGCACATTGAGGCCATTTGTGAGCATTTGGAGGCGGTCACGGCGGGGGAGATCCGCCGCCTGCTCATAAACATTCCGCCCCGCCACAGCAAGTCGACGATCGTCTCGGTGATGTGGCCGATGTGGGAATGGATCGCGCGGCCCGAAGAAAAGTTCCTCTGCGCGAGTTACAGCGGCACGCTTTCCACCCGCGACAACTTGAAGGCGCGGCGGTTGATTCAGTCGCCTTGGTACCAACAGCGTTGGGGCCACTTGTTCGCGCTTTCCGGCGACCAGAACGCGAAGCAGCGTTTCGAGAACGACAAAACGGGCTACCGCATCGCCACATCGGTGGGCGGCACCGCCACGGGCGAAGGCGGCTCCCGACTCGTGCTGGACGACCCACACAATGCTCAAGAGGCGCAATCCGACGTGATGCGCGAATCCGCACTGGAATGGTTCGACGTGGTCTGGTCGACCCGTCTCAACGACCCCAAGCGCGACGCCATGGTCACCATCATGCAGCGGCTCCACGAGCGCGACATCTCCGGCCACATCACGGGCGACATCGGCGGATGGGAGCATTTGTGCATCCCGGCAGAGTGGGACGGTAAGCGCCGGGTCACCACGCTCGGTCCATACGACCCGCGGCAGCGCGTGGGCGAGCTCATCTGTCCGGAGCGCTTCGGCGAAAAGGAAATCACCGCGCTCAAGCAGCTGCTGGGTGCGTATGGTGCGTCGGGTCAACTTCAGCAAGACCCCACCCCAGCAGAGGGCGGCATCCTGAAGACCAAACACTTCAAGCTCTGGCCCCACGACAAGGGGTTGCCGCCGTTCGAGTACATACTGCAATCCTACGACTGCGCATTCACCGAAAAAACGAGCGGCGACCCAACAGCCTGCTCGGTGTGGGCGATGTTCACACATGAGAAAACCCGTCATGCGATGCTCATCGACTGCTGGGACGAGCACTTGTCGTACCCCGAGCTGCGCACCCGCGCAATAAAGGACTGGACCACTGAGTACGGCGGTGTCAACAAGGAGCATCCGTTCAACCGTCCGCGCCGTCCCGACCGCGTGCTCGTGGAGGCTAAGGCGAGCGGTCAGTCGCTGCTGCAAGATTTGCGACTTGCCAAAGTGCCCGCCATCGGTTATAATCCCGGCGCAGCCGACAAGGTCAGCCGCGCGCACCAAGCCGCACCGACCCTTGAGCTCGGCATTTTGTGGCTCCCTGAGTCCAGCAAAAACCCCGGTCATCCGGTCAGCTGGGCGGCGGGGTTCGTCAAGCAACTTGGGAAATTCCCGGTGGCCGAGCACGACGACTACGTGGACACATTCACCCAAGCCATCATCTATCTCAAAGACTCCGGCTGGTTCGCACTGCCGCGGGCGCGCGACCTCGACGCCCCCGCACCGGTGCGTCGCGAGCGCGTGAATCCGTACGCGGCGTGAACGGAGATGGAGATGTGGGCATGGAACGCTGTATTGACACTGCTCACTGCGTTGTTGGGGTGGGCAGTGAAGGTGAAAGACAAAGAGATCGACGACACCAAAGACGAGCTGAGCCGAGTGACCATATTGCTCAACCGCACCCGCGAAGAAGTCGCCAAGGAGTACGTCACAAAAGCCGACGTCCACAGCGACATCAACCGCGTGCTCTTGCGCCTCGACCGACTCGAGAACAAGCTCGACGCATTCATGAACGAACACCGCAGCAGCTGAACACACCGCAGGAGCAACCGTGATGAAAGATAAGAAACCCATCTGGGACAAGTCCCGCCCCAAGTCGCTGGGCGAGTCCGACCCCCTCAGCAAACGGCAGAAAGCCTCCGCCAAGGCCGCAGCCAAAGCGGGCAGACGCCCCTACCCCAACCTCGTCGACAACATGCGGGCGGCACGCAAACGTGGCTAGTCGCGTGGAAAAGGGGTCGATGGCCTGCAACAAGCCACGCCGCACCCCCAGCCACCCGAAAAAGTCGCACGTGGTGAAGGCGTGTTACGACGGGCAGGAGCGGGTGATACGGTTCGGCGAGCAGGGCGCGTCCACAGCGGGCAAGCCCAAGGCTGGGGAGTCCGAGCGCATGAAGACCAAGCGCGCCTCCTTCAAGTCCCGGCACGCCAAAAACATCGCCAAGGGGCCGAGCTCCCCCGCGTACTGGGCCAACAAAGTGAAGTGGTAACGTGCCTGAAGAGCTGAGGAAGGCGGAAGGCGACGCAGTGCGGGGCGGGTACGACCCGGCACGAGTGCAGAGCATTGTTGACCGGTTGAACGTGCAGTTCATGGCGGAGGGCGGTCGCCCCAAGCTCCCCGCCGACCGCTCCGCCGGGTTCAAACAGCCCGGTGCCGCTCCCGACGACCGCCTAGCGCGGTTCGGCAGCTCGTTCGTGAGTAGTCTGCCCGGCGCGGCGAGCAACGTCGCCACCGGCTACTGGGACATGCTGAGTGCACTCAACACTTATTTGTACCAGCTGGAGCCAGCAGAGCAGATCGCACTGCTCAAACAGCTGCCCGCTGGTCTGCGGGACATGGTGCTGAAGGGAGTCGAGTCGGTCAAGCAGATACCCGAGAAGGTCGCCGCTGCGACCCCGGAGTCTGCCGGACAGTTCGGCGCGCAGCTGACGGCGGAAATGCTGCTCGACCCGACCCGACTGGGTAAAGGCGCGCCCAAAGCAGAGATTATGAAGAACCCCGGCGGCAACTGGGAAGCTGGATCGGTGGAGCGGGTGGTGGATCGACTGCGACCTCGTGGTCCCAAAAACCGTGACGAGGCGCTCGCTACTGGAACTTACTATTGGACGCATAACATCGACACTCCAAAAGTTCAAAAGGCTATGCGTCAAAACGCAGCGATATCAGACTGGCTCGACAAGAAACTCAATAATTACATCAAAAACGACATGGCCACCGAGCGCGACCCGGTGCGGCTCGGCATTGAGCAGCGGTTAGCCCGTGCCGAGGAGGAGAAAGCCAAAGCAGATCTACGTAACGCCAAAATGCGTGAGAAAATCAGCGCGGCGCGGGCGCAGGGTAAGAACACCACCGCTGCTGAGCGTCAGCTGGAGCAAGATATCGCCGACGCAGAACAGGATTACCGCATGAACCAGACGGCGGCGTCGCATATGCGGGTCGATCAAGCAAGAACAGTAGGCGCTGAACCTAGCGAAGCATTGATGACTCGCCGTATAGCGGCAGGGGCTCCGCCAGAAAACTTAGCCACTACGGATTTGTCTGCGTTTTGGGAAAAACGAGCAGACATCACACTCGGAATACCCATGAACTCCGGGGCTGCGGTTAGTCCGAATTTTTGGTTAGAACCGCAAGACTATGAGCGCTTCATGCAAAACAACCCATGGGCACTCAAAGTCCCGCCGGACACGAAGATTTACAGCATTCAACCTAACTCTGAGCGAGCGCTGCACTTTGACCACCTGCGCGACGAGCTCGAGTTCGCGCTGTACGACCGCGCCAATTTACCGCCCGAGCTGCGGCTGACGCCGGAAGACCTGAGCAAGATGAACATGGACGCGGCAGTCGCGCACGTTGGCAAGATGAACGCTTGGCGCGAGCGCAACAAAGTCGCCGCCAACCTGCTCCGTTCGCGCAACGCCGCTACGGTCACGTTCAAAGAATACCCCGAGGCAGGGCTCGAGTGGAAAGAGCTCAAGATGCCCGGCGAGGAACAAGGTGGACGCGCAACGCTCGAAGAGGCACTCGGCTACGAAGGCGACGTCATGGGCCACTGCGTCGGTGGGCGCGGGTACTGCGACAAGGTCACCTCCGGCGAGGGACGAATCTTCTCGCTGCGTGATGCGAAAGGTGAGCCGCATGTGACGATTGAAGTAAAACCGTCAATGACTGCATCTGAGTTCTACCACAGTGAAAATGTGCCAGAAAGTTTATTAAATAAACTTAGCGCAGCAGAAGCGTCTGGTGCGCCTTTTAACTGGGAGCAAATCGTTATAGAGTCTCCAGAGTACAACGCTTTACCTAAAGAAATTCTCCAAATCAAAGGCAAGGGTAATTTGAAGCCTGCCGACAAGTACATCCCGTTTGTGCAAGACTTTGTGCGCTCACAGCAGTTCGCTAACATTAGAGATTTCGACAACACCGACCTGATAGATTTAACTAGGGTCAGGTACTTCACGCGCCCCGGCGAGGAAGAGCTCGTCAAAAGTCAGCTAAACCAAGGTAAAAAACTGGTAACTAAAGCCGAATGGGACGAAATAACCAAAGATCTACCTCCCATCGAGAAACGAGCCACCGGCGGCGCGGTGAGCACCGGCAAAATGGGCTATAATGCGGCGGCGGTCGACGCAATCGTCCAAAGTCTGAGCGAGAAACTCAATGGCTGATCCAATGAACCCGGCAGAGCAAGAACCCGTCGCGGTGCGGTCCGAGATGATCGAGATCGAGCTCGAACCCACCGAGGTCGTCGACACCGAGGACGGCGGCGCGATTGTCAAACTGCAGGACGAAATGGACGTCGCGGTGAAGAGCGAACACTTCGCCAACGTCATCGACGAGGTCGACCAGCGCGAGCTCGGCGTCATCATCGAGGACTTGCTCGACAAAATCAGCCGCGACAAAGACGCCCGCAAGCGCCGCGACGAAGTCTACGAGGAAGGGCTCCGCCGCACCGGGCTCGGCGACGACGCACCGGGGGGAGCCTCGTTCACCGGTGCGAGCAAAGTCGTGCACCCAATGCTCATCGAGGCTTGCGTCGACTTTTCCGCCCGCATGATGAAGGAGATGGTGCCTCCCAACGGGCCGGTGCGCACCAAGATCGTCGGCACGCAAGACCCCGAAAAGCTCGCCAAAGCCGCGCGTAAAGCCGAGTACATGAACTGGCAG